CTAAAGGTGCTGCAGACGTTGAAATAGATGATGTAGATGCATCAACTGATACAACAGCACCAACAGTAACACTAAGCGCTGCACCAGAGATTAGTGGAGTAAGTTCTACACTTGCGTTTGGTACAGCAGCAGATGCGTTTGACGCTGATGCTAATATAACAGTTAATGCTGTTGTTGCTACTGTTGTTGCTAATGCATTTGCAGATGTAGAAGCAGAAGCAGAAATAGAACTAGGTTCGGTAACAGCAGCTTCTTCAACTGGTGGTGTCACAGTATCAGTAAGTGTTGTTAGAGAATTAACGACTCTAGTAGCAGACATTGTTATTGATACAGTAACAGCTAATGGTGTACAATTTGTATATGATCCAAATGACTATGACAGATCAAGAGTTATATACCTAAATGCACAAGACAGAAATAATGTAGTAACGATAAACCCAGAATTACAAACAGTATATACAACAAACGTTAGATCATTTAATACAGTAATAATTGAACCTGAAAACAGAACAATAGTTGTAGATAAAATACCAGTAAACAGCACAACTGTTTATATTGCAGCATAAGGACTAGCTATGTCTTACAAATGGCCTGATAAAGACCCAGATGAAACAGTAGATTACAGCGTAGATTGGTCACGCTTCCTTGGAACAGACACAATCTCTACAGCTACTTGGTTTATTAAAGATGCAGATGGAAACAAAGAGCAGGTTTCTAATGCTGAAACTGTAAATGGTCTTCAGTTTGTTAGCGGAACAATTACCAACACAGTAGCAACAGCTAGGTTTGGATTGGGTACAAATAATATACGGTATACTATAACATGTAGGATAAACACTGCAGGTGGTTTGCAGTATGAGCGTTCTATCTTTCTACGCATTAGGGAGAAATAATAATGGCATATGATTACATCTCTCTTGTAAATGATGTTAACCGTAGATTGAATGAGGTAGAGCTTACTAGTTCAAACTTTGCTAATACTACAGGCTACTACAGCTTTGCTAAAGATTCAGTCAATTCAGCTATTCGGCACATCAACCAAGAAGAGTTTGAGTGGCCTTGGAACCATGTTGAGGCAACTGAGGTACTAACTGCAGGTACGACTCGCTATAGCTTCCCTTACGATGCTAAAAATATAAACATGAACACTTTCAGAATTAAGCGTGATCAAAGTTTAAATGTTAGCACACAGAAACTAAGAGTGCTGTCATACGAAGAATACCTTGACAAATATGCTGATAGTGAATATAACTTGGAGTCATCTAATCGTAGTACACCAATGTATGTAGCACGTACTCCAAGTAGAGAGTTTGTATTATTTCCTACACCAGATAAAGCATACGAATTAATATTTGAATACTACAAAGATTCATATGATTTAGAAAATCCTACAGATGTACCAAACCTACCAGAGCAATATCGTTATGTAATTGTAGATGGTGCAATGTATTATGTTTATCAGTTTCGTGGTGATACACAGGCAGCACAGCTTTCTTTAGGAAAATTCCAACAAGGTATTAAGCACCTTCGTAGCTTACATATTAACCGCACAGATTATTTAAGAGATTCAAGAGTTAGATTCTAATGGCTACACAATGGAATACATTTCCTATTGAGTTTAAGGGTGGATTAATATCTAACCTCTCTGCTCTACAGCAGGGTGCTAATGCTGTTGGCTCAGCTACTATCTTACAAAACTTTGAAGCCAACAAAGAAGGTGGCTACTCTAAGATTAGGGGCTTTGAAAAGTTTAGTACTTCTACTGTACCAGGTCAGGGTGAGGTAGTTGGGTTAAAGGTTATCTCTTCTGGTCGCTATGTAGTTGCTCGTAAGAACGCATCAAACAATACCGTTTATTATTACGGTACTGGTAGTACATGGCAGAGTATGACTAGCAACGTTAGTACTCTTACAAACGGTGGTAAAGTTCGTCACGTAGAGTTTAACTTTGATGGTGACGATAAGGTTATATTTGTAGATGGTGTTAACTTTCCTGCTGTGTATAATACATCAGGTAACACTATTTTCTTTATGGATGCAGTTACCCACAGCCCTGACATTTCTGGTGCGCTACATGTAACTATATTTAAGAACACAGCTTTCTATGCAGTAGGTAGTGATCTTATCTTTACAGCCCCTAACACAGTTGATGATTTTAATGTAGCCAATGGCGCTGGGACAATTAATGTAGGTTATGATATTACAGGTATGGCTGTCTTTCGTGAGCAGCTAATTGTATTTACTAATAGTTCTATTAAAAAGATTACGGGTAGCACATCTGCAGATTTCCAAATGTCACCCATTACTGACAGTATTGGTTGTATCAATGGAGATACAATTCAAGAAGTTGGTGGTGATATTATGTATCTAGCACCTGATGGTATTAGACTACTAAGTGCAACAGACCGTATTGGCGATTTTGCTCTTGATGTTGCCTCTGATAGAATCTTTAAAGATGCTGCTACTTTCTTAGAAAGTGCTTCAAACTTTAGTTCTGTTGTGCTTAGGGAAAAAGCTCAGTATAGAATATTTGGATATATCTCCTCTGAGCAAAAAAGTGTTGCACGTGGCTTAATTGCGACAAAGTTTATAACACAAGGTGCTTCAGGTATTCAGTGGTCTACTACTAAAGGCATTAAAGCTTATGTAGCGGATAGTAGATACTTTAACTCTCAAGAAATTATAGCATTTGCAAATGAAGATGGTTACGTGTATACTATGAATACAGGTAACAACTTTGATGGTGCGGATATTGAGAGTATATATGAGTCACCTTATATGCCTATTAGTGATCCACAAATACGTAAAACGTTCTATAAAATGACCTTGTATACAAACCCTACAGGTAATATGTCACTAAATGTGAATATAAAGTATGATTTTGATTCGCCTAATAATTCCCAAACAATACAACCAGACACAATAACAATAGAAAGTACAAGTTCAGGTGTATTTAGTTATGGTGCAGCTAATGCTGTGTTTGGTACAGCTACCTTTGGCGGTGAGGTGGATCAGGTATATAATAAAAATATTATAGGTTCAGGCAAGACAGTAGCTATAAGAATAGAAGACCTTTCAACAAACCCAACATATACATTGGACACAGCTATATTAGAATTTTCTCAGGAAGACAGGCAGTAAAATGGCAGGATATTCAAGACAGGACACCAATAACAATATTGCCAATGGTAACGTTATTGATGCAGATGATCTAGACAACGAGTTTAACGCTATTGAGGATGCATTTAATGCCTCAACGGGCCACAACCATGATGGTAGCGCAGGCGGCGGTGCAACTATTAATAGTCTCGGTCCTAGTTCAGATTTTGTTGTTAACGCAACAGAGATTAAGGGTAAAACACCAAGCACTCTAAGTGTTGGAACTTCTAGTGTACCTTTCTTGGACGGTCACTTTGATGGTACTCTTAACACAGATATCCTTAGTGTTGATGAAACATCTACCTTTACAGGTGCTGCAACCTTTAGTGGTGGTATTACAGGAAACGTAACAGGCGATCTTACTGGTGATATCAAAAACGCTGATGGTACTGTAGTTGTAGATGTAGGTACAGATGCAGTAGCTGCTGTATTAACGGGTAACGTAACAGGTAACCTTACAGGTGATGTACTTAACTCAGATGCTACAACTGTTTTAGATGTAGGTTCTGATGTTGTAACAGCAACTTTTACAGGTAACGTCACAGGTAATGCAGATTCAGCAGATGCATGGTCTACAGCACGGACTGTTACTTTTGCCACGGGTGATATGACAGGCTCATTCACTATTGATGGCAGTGCTGATGTAACCGATGTTGATCTTTCTGTAGCTTCTAGCTTGACTACTGATCTAGTAGGTGATGTATATGCATCTAACGGTACAAGCAAGATACTAGAGTCTGGTACAGATGGTACAGATGCTGTACTAACAGGTACAGTTTCTTCATTGTCAAACCATGACACAGACAATTTATCTGAAGGTTCAACTAACCTATACTACACAGATACACGTGTAGACACTCACCTAAATACAGGCACAGCTACTAGTAGCCAATTGTTAAGCTGGACAGGTACAGACTATGATTGGATTGATGCAGGTGCATCAGCTAACTATTATGTAGATGGTGCCTCATGGGATGTTCAGACAGGAGTATTAACTTTACAGGTTAATGGTGCAACAAATGTTACAGTTGATTTAGACGGACGTTATGGTGAAGGCACTATCCCTAGTGACAACAACCAATTAGCAAACAGCTCAGGATATATAACCTCAGGACAAGTACCTAGTGATACTAATCAGTTAACTAATGGCGCTGGGTATGCTACCACATCTCAAATTCCTACTGTACCTACACAAGTAAGTGCTTTTACCAATAATGCTCAGTATGCTACTACAGCACAGATTCCCGCTTCAATTACAAACAACAGCCAGATATCTAATACACGCGGGTTCATTACCTCCTCTCAAGTGCCTACAATACCTACAAACAACATCCAGCTATCTAACGGTGCTGGATATATTACTAGTGCCTCACCTCCAACAAGTTTAGCCCAAGTAGGTACTTATACTTTTGCACTTGCTGGTGGCGTAAGTAGCCCCGGACAGACAACAGGGGGCGCACAACTGACGTATTCTGACGGATCAGGAACTAATAATGTAGGTCAAAGCCCGGGTTCAGGTACGTGGCGTTTGATGGCGCACTATGTGAACCGTTCTTCGCTATTTGTCCGTGTGTCATAGGAGATAAAGATGAGTGTAGAAATTACAGAGTACCGCAACGCAAGTTCGCTAAACGCGGAAAATACTATGATGGACGTAGAGATAAACCATCCAGTGTACGGATGGATACCTTACTCTATACACCCTGATGACACTGACATGACTATAGATAACGCGGCACTGTTGTCGCTAATAGATACTGATTTTACAGCATTTTCACAGAGTGATGCAGATGCAGTTACCGCTGAACGAGTTAGATTACAACGGGATGCAAAGCTATTTGAAGAGGTTGATTTGATTGTATCCAACCCTCTGCGCTGGGCTGATCTTACTGAAGCTAAACAAACTGAGTGGACTACATATCGCACTGCTTTGTTGAACGTACCGCAGCAGGCAGGGTTTCCAAATACAATCACTTGGCCTACTAAACCTGAGTAAGATAAATGTCTAATATATCACCAGAAGAACTAGAAGCTATGCTTGATCGTGCAGCTAGACGAGGCGCTAAAGAAGCTTTGCGTTCTATTGGTTTATTAGACGATGACGCGCACAAAGATATTACAGAGATGCGTGGTTTATTAGAAGCATATAGAGATACAAAGAAAAGCGTATGGACTACAGTAGTACGCATTACAACAATTGCATTGCTATCATTTGTAGCAGCATCTGTTTGGATGCAGATAGGGAATAAATAATTATGGCTAAGAAGTTTGCAGGGTTCACACCAGAACAGCTAGGTAAAATTGATCCTTCTCTGCAGGGTAAACAGAGTGATGAACAGAATGCTATCATCTCTTCTAACCCAGCACTTGCTGCACGTGTAGGTAAAATGGCTATGGCTGCGCAAAAGCGTATTAACATGGCTTATGGTGGCATGGTCAAAAAGGGTTTTGCCACTGGTGGTTGGT